GGAAGATTTGTAAATCATTAGATGTACCAAACATGGCTTTCTTATTATCTGCAAAGTTAACTTGGTTTGGGTTTAAATTAATCTGTGTACCAGAAGTACTAAAGATTGCATCAAGTGCATCTAGGTCAGCGTTAAGCGAAATACCCCAGGTATCTTCTGCTGCACCTGGTTCTGGTTTGGTTAAGTTTAGATTAGTTGTATATGTATCTGCCATTTAAGCTGCCTCTTGTTTGTCTAATTCAGTCCAATTTGTTGATGGGTTACTTTGATCTGTCCATGTTGCACTTGCAACTATCTGATCTGTCCATGTATCGTCTGGAACAATTATATCTTCCCATTTTAGACCACCAACAGCGACAAGGCTACTGGTTTGGTTGATCGTTGATGCGGCTGCAAATGTTGCTCTACCTGTTGCATCAAAGCCTGATGTTTGTGCAATGGTTGAGAAACCAGCTGCGGTTATAAATGCTTGCGAGTCAAAGTCTGATACTCCTGCAATCGTTGCATTAGCACCATGCGTTTTTCTGCCTATTGCACTAGCACCTGATACAGCACTAATCGTTGCAACTGCTCTATCAATCTGTGTACCAGTTGCAGTAAAGCCTGAAACAGCCTGTATGACTGCTGTGGTTACATCTACTTGTGTTCCAACTGCGGTAGCTCCGCTAGTTGCTGATATGGTTGCTTCGGCTTGAAACGCAAGATCGTTATACTTTGATCTTGAATAGTAGCCTTTGTTATAGCCTATACTGGCCATGATGTTAAGCTAGTGTTACGTCTAAATCACCAGTATTGAATCTGAAAACATCCCCAGTACTAACAACTTTTGATGTAGTTAAGTTTGCGTATGCTAGTAAGTTACCTGATGATGAAGCATCAAAGATACCAACTGCAACTACTGTTCCGTAGTCTGCTGTAGCTGTTGGATATTCTACAGCAGCTGAGTTAGATGCTGTTGTTGGGTTAGTACCAGATACGGTAAATGCACTTGACTGTCTTAGATAACCACCGCCAGATACTTCAGTTCCACCGCCTGTATCAGTAGGTGCTACTGTGTATAAAGCAACATATAATGTTGATGGTGCTGAATAAGCGTTACCACCAAATACATGGTCTAACACTTTATCTTCTAAATAATCGCTAAATCCTGCCATCTTTTCTCCTAATTATTTTTCCAAACATAAGTATTTCTGCCTGCTTTGCCATAAGTTCTTCGTCTTTGCATTAACGATCCTTTACCAAATTCAGCCTTCTCTTGTTCCATTCTCATCTCTTCTAAAGCTTTTTCAAACTGTGATGTGAATAAAGCAACTCTATCATCTTCCATAAGATAGATAGATGCGTGTTTTAAAGCACCATATAGGTATGCGTCTGGGTATGAGTTCGAAATAAAGTTACTTGTATTCGAATCACTCAAAGCGTCTATAGTGCCATAGTATGTTAATTGTAACGTATAACTTGCGTCTGGTGTAGGTACTAATTCAATTGTATTGTCTACTAAAGCAAAATAAACAGGTCGGCTACTTACATTATCTATAGACTTTCTATAAATATCTAATGATTCTATAGATTGTTGCATAAGCGGTGTAAAGTTACTACCATCAATTTGTACGTTAATTGCTTCTAACCAATCGGTTGGTAATGATAAATACTGACTATCTGCTGTTGCAGTAGCTCGTTTAATCATATCTTTAACTCTAAGCCTTCTATTAAATTCTGCTTCTGTTGCATCAATAAAAAAATCTAATTGGTTGGTTAAATCAGATCTGTTTAAAAAATTTGCAATATTAGTTTTTAATTCATCGTATGTCATACTTTACCTTTCCATGTTCGGAAAACTTTATTGTCTGAATGGTTAAGCCATTCTCTCCATTTTTTATTGTCTTTTGCCCAACCTTCTCTACAAGCTCTTTGATATACAACCATTGGAACTTCAGCGACATGTCTTAAATCTTTTCCGGGTGTCATTTCAGACAAGGTTTTACAATGTTCTATTATAGGTGCTACGTCTTGGGTGGTATGATAGATAACCTTATCATCTTCGGTAGCAAACTCATGTTTATAACCTTTTTTGTAATCTATAATTGTTCTTCTAGCCATGAGGTAATTCTACCATAAAAAAAAGGGTTCAGACCAAAGCCTAAACCCTTTAATAGTATTACAACTTAAGATACGTTTAAGTCTGCAACAACACCATGAGCAGCTTCATTGGATACTTCTAATCCATACTCAGCTACGATCATTTTTGTTTCAGCGTCACCTATAGTTGCTATATCAATAGTTTCAAAGTTTCTTAGGTAAGATACTTTTGCAAACTCTGGATCTACTAATAATAGAGATCTTTCTCTTGATCTGTTTGATGGAACGATTTTTAGTTCACCAAAGTCAGATGAGTAGATAGCTACTGAAGCTTCTACTGTGTTTGCATCAACAAACTGTCTAGCTTGTGATCTACCTGTGAAACCAGAAATAACTTGCTTATTGTGTGGGCCACAAATAGCTAAGTTAGGCTCTGCACCGTTTTGGAACATGTCTTCTAAAACATCTTTTAATAGATCTTCTGTAAGGTCTCTTAATGTTCCATCAGTAGCAGCAGTTGTATCAGTACCAGCAGCACCACCAGCTCCTCTTGAGGCATTAGATGAAATCCAAGCTTCAAAAGATCTAGTTTGTCTTGCTGTTGTAGCGTCACCTTCTTCTTTAGCATTGTTTTGACATAGAGCTTCTTCCATATCTCTTTTCAAGGCTTTAGCCATAATAGCTAATTGGTGTGCCATCTCTGATTTCTTACCAGCTGCATCTGAAGCTTCCTGTGAGCCTGTTACAGTTGCATCTCTGTAAGATATTTGACAAGCATTCTTAACCCTTGCAGTAGCTGTTGAAGCAGCTCTTGTTAGGTTAAAACCTTCTAACTGACCAGTTCCAGATGGTGTTGGTAAGTTTTCTGTTTGCCATTCAAATATTACATTGTTTACATTTCTTGTACCAATTGATGACATAAATGGTGTTTGCATTGGAGAGATGTTGTAAATAATATTACTTAAATCTTCTCTGTCAGCAGTAGCATCATATGTATCAAAAGCATTTTGTACTTTAGCCATAATAATTCTCCTATATTAATTGTTCAAATACTTTAGCCGCATCTTGGACTTTTCCAGATTTGGCCAACCTTTGTTTTGCTTTCTTCACAGGAGTTACTGATTTTTTCTTGGTAACTGTTCCAGGTCTTGCAACTCTAGCAGGTGCTTTTTGTGTTGGTTTCTTTTTCACGGTTTCGACAATTTTGTCGTTTAACCATGCTTTTCGTAAACCAAGCAAAGCTCTGTAGTCATATACGGAGTCAACTTCTTGTTGGGTATATTCAAGAGTATTGATTGCATAATCCCTAATAGCAGCTTTTTCTTTAGCAGCTACCTCTGGATTTTGCCACTCTGGAATCAGTTCAAGAATTCTTTGCTGTCCAAACTCAACTTGTTGTTGAATAAGTTTCTGCTGTTCAGCCATAGCTTCATCTTGAAGTCTTTGCTGTTCAGCTTGTATAGCTCTAGCCTTCTCTTTCTTTTCATCCCAAAGTTGTTTCTCTCTTACATAACCAACAGGATCATCCTCATATAGTTTGCTCCAATCTGGTTCGTTAGCCATTTCACCCTGTAATTGGGCTTCCATCTTCGGTAACAACTGCGAATAAATCGCATCTCTTTGCGCTAACTCTGCTTGCTGCTGCTCAATAGTTTTACGCTGTTGAGAGAGTTCTTGAGTTTTACGCGTATAGTCTTGCTGACGAGAATATCCGTTGACCAGTTCCTCTTGCGTCACCTCTACCTCTTGGCCATCTACTTTTACAGTAAATGTTAAAGGTTGCTCGATTTCCTCTTCAACATTGGTTTGTTCTTCATCGCTTTCTTCTTCGTATTCATTTAGTTCAGCAGCAATTTCTTCATCTATTTCATCAGAAATTTCTTCTTCACTCTCTAAATACTCTTCTTCTACTACTTGTGTTTCTTCGACTGTCTCTTCAACCTTATCCTCTTCAGGGGTTAAAAAACTTTCAAACGCAGTAGTAGTTTTATCTAGTTCCGTTTGTAAAGCAGTCGGTTTTCCGTTATTGCTCATAAAATACTCCTTATGTATTTAAAGGTATATTATACTAATAAAAAAAGGTTTTTAACCAATTTTTCTAATTTTGTTTATATTAGCTTTGGTTAATTTGCCTTTTTCAGCAATAATTCTAAGATGTCTTTCGACTTCTGGTAGGAGCA